GTATTATATTACATATTATTGCTTACATCTTTCTGTAAAGAGAGGCTCAATTGAAAAAAAATAATAAAACTGGTAAGAACAAACAAAAAGTAATCGACGCAACAAACAATATTCAACCTACCGGATTATCTTATAGAAATAAATTAAAACCTAGAACTGAAAATCAAAAAAACTATACTAAATCCATAGTAGATAATACTATTACATTTTGTCAAGGATTAGCTGGTAGTGGAAAAACACATATTGCTATTGGTATGGCAATAGAATCACTATTAGAAAATAAAGTTAATAAAATCATAATAACAAGACCAGTGATAGAAGCTGGAGAAAAATTAGGATATCTTCCAGGATCGGCAGAAGAAAAACTCCATCCGTATCTGTTACCAATCATTGATGAAATTCATCATTTTATTACTCCAGCCCAATATGCATCCTTCAAACTAAATAATAAAATAGAAGTTGTTCCACTAGGATTAATGAGAGGAAGAAATTTTCATCATTGTTTCATCGTAGCCGACGAGTGTCAAAATGCGTCATACGAACAATTAAAGATGTTATTGACAAGAACAGGCCAGCAAAGTAAAATGGTGCTCACAGGAGACATAGGACAGTCTGATCTCAGCAGGCATTTGCAGGGTGGCTTCATTACTATGATAGAAGCCCTTGAAGGAGTACCTGGAATAGGATATTGTAAATTAGAATCATCTGATATTGTTAGAAATGCAATTATATCAGATATTTTATCAAGATTAGATACTTATGAAAGAAATAAATCATAAACAGTGCCTTTTATTAAATGCTGACTACACACCGATACATATAATATCTTGGAAAAAAGCCATTATATGGTCTATGAAATATACTTTAGAACATAAATATGCTATTGAAATAATATCTTATTATGATGATGAATTTATACAAGGCAGTTGTGGGAAAAGATACCCAGTTCCTGCCGTAGCAAAAATCCGAAACTTTTTTAATCTCTACCATAGAACCATTAATTTTTCTCGTAAAAATTTATTCATAAGAGATAATTATACATGCCAATACTGTGCCAAAAAATTACCTATTGCACAGTTGACATATGATCATGTTGTTCCAAAAAGTAGATTTGACAGAAACAATAAACATAAATGCACAAATTGGATTAATATCGTAACCTGTTGTTGGGAATGCAATAATAAAAAAGGGAATAGAACACCAAAAGAAGCCAATATGAAACTTCTTAATCAGCCAATTATACCAAAATATTGCTCCGTCTACTTGCCGTGGTATCGTGACTTTTTTACTATAGATGGTAGTTTTCCTGAATGGGCTCCATTTATAGAAGGTTATATTAATAATGAGAGTAAATGCATCTGATTATAAAATTAGTACCAGAGATACCACAGAAGATAAGTTTTATACTATCAATGGCTTAGAATCTTTTATAGACGATAATGGAGATCCTAGAACAACAGCAGAGTCTGATAAGATATATGCTAAAGCTATTAAAAGTTATTCATCAAAAGATATTCACAATAAATTACTTCAGTATAGATATTATATATTAACAGATTCCAATAATAATCTCTATAATCCAATAGAAGAGTCATCGCTATTATCTATTACAACAAAGAATCAGTCATATATCAATAAAGTTTGCAAGAACGAGCAAATCTTTACTGAAGTTACTCATAGCATATTTAACCAATATGTTTCTTTTCTGAAAACAAAAAGTAAAAAATTTTTAGTCTCGGCTCAACGAGAAATATAAATTATGCCGACATATTCTTATTTGTGCAATAATTGTAATTGTGGATTTGAATTATTTTTGTATATTAAGGATTATACTGAACATCCACAGTGTCCACAATGCAATAAGAATACTACAGATCGCGACTACAGCATAGACATGCTCACCCTCAATTCGTCCGTTAAAAAATCTGATACAGAATTAAAAACTATTGGAGATCTCGCAAATAGAAATAGAGATAGAATGTCTGATGATGAAAAAAATGCTCTTTATATAAAACATAATTCGTATAAAGAAGAAGTTAGCGATAAGCCACTCCCAAAAGGAATGACAAGACTTAAAAAACAAAACAAGGTAAAATGGACATAATATTATGCTAGATCAAAATTTAATGAATGAAAAACTAAAAGAATTACAAGATCTTAGTATAGAAGAACTTAAAAATATTCTAGAGATTAAAAGTGAATATGAGACTGATGAAAATCAAAAGCTAATAGCATGTCCTCATGAAATAGTATTTTCTGTAAATGCAACAGTATTAATGGAAAATGAAAAAGGAGAATTAACAGGAACAAGAGAGGTGTGTTCCAAAAATTACCACATCCCTGTACCAATAGATAAAGATTACGAAATATTTATGAAAACATTTTTTGATCATATTGAAACCTGTTTAATAAATGGAATACAAGAAAGTTCAAAATGAAAGAAAATAATTTTATTTTTCAACAAAATTCATCTAATAATTTAGAAACCAATAAAGATAGGTTTTTCTGTTTGTTAGCAGATAAAGACTTTATTGATAAAGAAAATAATCCAAGATGTAATACAGAAGATAATAAAGTATTAGCAAAGATTAAATACAAACCTAATGGTATGCCAAAATATCTAATACGAATAGATGATACTAAAAAATTATTTAATCCAACATTAGATTTGCCAGAAACTAAAAATATTAAACTATTACATTCTATTGGTAAAGAGACAACATTATTCAAAGAAGTTAATAAAAAAGCATTTGATTTTTATCTAATGTTTCTTAAAACCGGTAATGGTTCATGGATCTTAAACGCTGAAAGAGAGGATATATAATGTCAAAACTAAATAAAACACAGATATATGCTATAAGATGGTTGGCTAATCAAGGAACCACACAAGAAAGAATAGCAGCAGAGCTTGATCTTAATATAGAACAAGTTATAAAGACATTGGAAAAATATGGTTCATCAGACAAAAGCAATGCCATAGAAGAAAAACAAAGCCCGGTAAAACAATCAAGTATGATAACAGAAACCTCTGGTAAGAGAACAAAAAACGTAGCAATTATGACCAAAGAGGCTTCTGAACAACATGACGCAGCAAGACATAAAACACAAACAGTGAATAACAATGAAAATTCTATCTTTAGACCGAAGAGTAATGGATAAATATACTTCAAAATATTCGAATGGAAAATTGGTATCAGCAGCACAATATATAACAGAATTAATATGTGAAAATAAAGCTAAAAAAGATAAATTAGATTTACATTATAGATTTTGGACTACGAAATCATGGTCTGCATATTACAGAAATCAAATAGCATCAGCTAATAAACTAATAGAAAAGTATGATGTAAAAGCTATCATAGCAGCACTTAGGCACAAGGACGCAGAAAAAATATACTCATTGCGAGCGCCACACCTTCCTGCTATAATAGAAAAAATGCAAAATGAGATCAACGCTCAAAATACTGTATTAACACAAAAATTTGATAGAAAAGATAAGTTGACTCTTAGGCCCAAGCAACAAACGAATAGTATTATCTCAAGATTAGAGGAATTAGAATGACACTTAAAGAGGATGTGATTAAGAATTTTGGTGACGAAATTATCTTAAGTGGTAACGCACTAGTAGATAAAAAAGTTCTTACTATTCCCGTAGGACCATCTTTAGACATTGCCTTAAATGGAGGTATTCCAGAAGGAAGTTTCGTTGTTCTAACAGGACAACCAAAATGCGGTAAAACAACAACGTCATTAGATTTTGCAGCTACCGCACAAAAGAAAGAATATGCTTATGGATCTTTTAAAGATGGTAGGCAAGTGTACTACCTTAACATTGAGGGTAGACTTAAGAAAAGAGATTTAGAAGGTATACCAGGATTAGATCTAACTAAATTTCATATCATAGGTAGTCAACAAGGAAAAATACTACATGCTGAAGAGTATTTACAAATAGCAGAAAGAATTATTAATGAAATACCTGGATGTATTCTAATTATTGATTCTTATTCAGCATTATGCACAGAAGCCGAAATTACAAGCGATATGGATAAAATGCAAAGAGCTGATGGGGCTAAATTATTAGCAAAATTTTGTCGCAAGGTTGCAAATGTTATACCTGTCAATAAAAACATAGTTATTGGTATTACTCACTTAATGGGCAATCCAACAGGATATGGTGCAGAGTTTAAAGAAAAGAGCGGACAAGCTATTGCATATCAAACGGATATAAAATTACGAGCAAAAACATTCAAGCCATGGATTATTGGTACCGATAATACACAAATAGGCCAAGAGATAGAATGGCAAGTGGTATGCTCTGCTCTTGGCCCTCCTGGTGCAACTACAACAAGTTATATTAGATATGGTCAGGGGATAGATAAATATACAGAACTTGTTAATCTCGCTTCAGATGTTGGTATTATTAATAAGGGTGGTGCATGGTATACTATCACTAATTTAGAAGATAAGCCAAAGTTTCAAGGAACGGAAAAAGTAAGGGCATTCCTATTAGAAAATAATGAAGCGTATAAAAAGATAGAACAAGATGTTAAGAGTGTTTTGGGAATCAAATGAAAATCGTAGACTTGGATGGAAATATCCATACTTGGCACTTGACAGGTCATATAGCGAAGGGTAAACTTACCAATAAGTCTTCTTTCCATCTGATGGCAAGAAAGCTCATTACTGATACTTTTCCAACTCTACAAATTTTGGAAGAAGTTTCAATACCCTTAAGGAAATCAGAAACACTATATTTAGATTTTTATTTACCGTTACCTAAATTATGCATAGAAGTTCATGGTGAACAGCATTTTAAGTTTGTTCCATTTTATCATAATAATATTCTTAGTTTTTTAAAATCTCAGAAAAGAGACAAAGAAAAAACAGAATGGTGCGAAAAGAATAATATCAGACAAATAGTATTGGCATGTCACGAATCTGAATCAGAATGGAAAGAAAAGCTAAAATATGAGTAAAACAACACAAGAAGAAATACAGCATTGGGATAAAATTCTAGACGATTATGAGAAAACATTATCTCTACCAGAATATTCATCTGGATGTTCTGTTCCTGAGGCAGAAATAAACCATTATCTTAGTATGTCTAGAGATGAGATAGAAAAATTAAATCCAGAAGATTGTGCTCAAATATCTTATAGATTATCTCAATTCGGATTCTATTTACAACGTAGTTTGAACAGGGAAATAGCCAGATTTAATTGGGCAGAAGAAAGTATCAAAGAGACCATAGCTGACGAAATAAATAATTATAAAGGTTATGGATACTTAGAGAAATCATTACAGGCCATCAAACACAATGATAGGGCCTCTAATCTATATAAGATTAAAAAATATGCACAACAACGCATGGATAGACTAAGTTATTTGGCCAATAATATTAAAAATTTATCAGATATACTTCTTTCTATACAAAGAACCAAGGTGAAACATGCCTCTTGATAATAATGATATCAAACAATTAATAGCAATTTTACAGAAGGGGCTGTCATCTGACCAAGATGAATCTGTTCCAGAAGTAATAGAGAAGCCCAAACGTAAAAGGGGTAAGATACAGCAGGCAGACGTCTCTGTATCAAAACAAAGCGGTCGTACAAAAAGGTCTGGATCTGCAAATAAGTTTGACCTGATGATGGAAAAAAATTTACATAAAGAAGATCTCGAAATTGATAAATTATTATCAAAGTATCCACCAACAATCAGGTCGCGAGAGTTTTCTCCTGTCGATGTAAAATGCAGGGTATGCGGAAGAGAAGAAAGTATTAATCCAGCATTAATGAATGATGCACCGAATAGATATAAATGTAACAGATGTTCAAAGGAGCCAGGATAATGGTTTTGTGTGATCCGTCAGCGGAAAGAGCGGTGCTTAGCTGCATAATGCAATATGGGGAAAAAGCATATTATGAGATTAATGATATCATAAGCGAATCATGTTTTACTATAGATAGTAATCAACTAATTTATAGTTGTATCAAAAATATATTTGCCAATGGACAAGTTACTACTCTCGATATAGCCTCTATATACTCTGCATCCCAAGATTTGGGTATGTCGCATATTCTGAGCAAAAAAGAAGAAGCTCAGCATTTAAAGGCTATTTTGGATTTTCCGGCAAGTATAGAGAACATCAATCAATTCGCAACTAAAATAAAGAAGCTTGAAATAGCAAGATCTTTACATAAGGAGCTAGAAACGGCACAAGAAAAATTATTAGATGTTACTGGCTCAGAACCAATATCATCTATATTATCTATTGCTGAAGATACATTATTAGACTTTGGTTCTCATTTATCAAATGATAATGAACCAAAATCTATTGGAGATGGAATAGATACCTATATTGATTATTTAAAAAGCAATCCTGTAGATCAGCTTGGCATATCAACAGGTTTCCCAATATATGACCATGCTATCGGCGGAGGATTCAGAAAAGGAACAGTTAATGTTATTGCGGCAAGACCAAAGGTTGGTAAAACATTATTGGCTGACAATATAGGATTTTATATAGCTAATAAACTGGGCATTCCTGTATTGAATATGGATACAGAAATGAGCACGAATGATCATATTCATAGAATATTAGCTATGATGACAGAGACAGAAATTAATAGTATTGAAACAGGTAAATTTGCATCCATTCCAGTAACAAATAAAAAGATCAATGAGGCAACAGAATCATTAAAGAATACCAAACTATACTATAAGTCTATTGCTGGCAAACCATTCGACGAACAGCTGAGCATAATGAGAAGATGGTTATGTAAAGATGTTGGATTAAATGCAGATGGAACAGCCAAGGATTGCGTTATTATATATGATTATTTAAAACTTATGGATAGTGCTGGGATTAGTCAGGACCTAAAAGAATACCAAATTCTAGGATTCATGATGACAGCACTGCATAATTTTGCTGTTAAGTACCAAATACCAATTTTGAGTTTCATACAATTAAACAGAGACGGGATCTCTAAAGAGAGCACCGACACAGCGTCTGGATCAGATAGGATTATCTGGCTATGTAGCAATTTCTCTATTTTTAAAAGAAAGTCTGACGAGGAAATGGCAGAGGACTCTGGAAAAAGCGGAAACAGAAAACTGGTTCCACTAATATCTAGACATGGTGGTTGTTTAGACGATAATGATTATATTAATTTTAATCTTAAGGGGTGGTGTGCAAAGATTACAGAAGGACAAACAAAACTAGAGATATCTAACGGTGTTAAACATGAAAAAGATGGATTTATAGTAAATGAAGACAATAATGACGAAGAAATCAGTTTCGTATAATCAACATAAATTAAAACTATTATCAGATAAACTATGCGATAATATAGAATCTTTATTAGATTATTTTGGAATAGAATACAAAAGGTTGTCCAAAATGATAACCATGAGTTGTCCCATACATGGAGGAGACAATTCTTCAGCACTTAATCTATATCCAGAAGGAGAGACCTATAGAGGCAATTGGAAATGTCGTACTCATAATTGTGAGGAAATATTTAAGTCTTCGATTATAGGTTTTATTAGAGGAGTTATATCCCATAATAATCATAATTGGGTTAAGAATGGAGATCCTGTATGCTCCTTCGACGAAGCCTTAGCATTTGCACAAAGTTTTATAAAGCAAAATTTATCAGATATTAAAATTGATAAAAAAACGATAGAAAAAAGCAGCTTTGTAAATACTATCAATTATATTAATACCAAGCAAAATAATAATCAATCTAGGGTAACCAAACAACAAATTAGAAAATCGTTAGTTATACCATCAAAATATTTTATTGATAGAGGATTTTCTGAAAACATACTGAATAAATATGATGTTGGCGACTGCGTAACAGAAAATAAAGAGATGACTAGTCGTGCTGTTGTGCCAGTATATGATGTCGATTACAAATACATGGTTGGTTGCACAGGACGCAGTATACATGAAAAATGTAATAAATGTTCATATTTTCATGATTGTTCCGCATCCTGTCCAGATAATGAATATTCTTGGTTGATGTCAAAGTGGAGACACAATAAAGACTTTAAAACACAAGAGTATTTATACAATTATTGGTTTGCAAAAGACTTCATTAAAAAAACTGGCTGTGCTATTATTGTAGAAAGCCCAGGTAATGTATGGAGATTAGAAGAATCAGGTATACATAATTCTGTAGCTATTTTTGGTTGCTCGCTATCTGATAAACAAAAAATGCTATTAGATATTTCTGGCGCCTTAACTCTAGTTCTTATTATGGATAATGATGATGCTGGCAAAAAAGCAACAGAAGCTATGATAAAAAAATGTCACAAAATATATAACATTCATAATATAGTAATTAAAAAAGAAGATATAGCCTCAATGAGTGTTGATGAAATTAAACAAGAAATATTACCCGAACTAGAAAAATTATCTCTATGACAAAAATAATAGCATTCGCAGGAAGAAAACAATCAGGTAAAACAACTTGCTCATCATTCCTGCAAGATGTGATAGTCTCTAATAATCTGGGATCATGTAAAGTCTATAATTTTGCAGATTCTCTAAAGCAAGATATATGTATTAATATGCTTGGTTTAACATATGAACAATGCTACGGGGACGATAATCATAAGAATTCTCTAACCCAAATAGAATGGAAAAATATTCCGGGATATAATATATCATGGACTTTTAGTAAAGATCATGACGAGAGCGGAAGAATGACCGCTAGACAAGTGATGCAATTTATTGGTACAGAGATTTTTAGAAATATAAAAAATGATATATGGGCTGTTTCAACTATAAATAAAATCAGAACAGAAAATCCAGATTATGCTATTATAGCGGATTGTAGATTTCCCAATGAAAAAGATATAGTATCAAATAACAATGGTATTGTAATTAAACTTACTAGGAATCCATTTAACTCTGATCATGCCAGCGAAATAGCTTTTGACGAAAACGTATACAACCAAAAAAGTTTTGATCTTATTATTAATAATAGCAAAATTTCTATAGAAGAACAAAATAAGCTGTTATTGGATTTTCTTAAGAACAAAGGAGCACTATCATTATAATAACATATTTTAGATCATCAAGCTTTAATGCTCATTCAATGTGTGAGCAGCAGTATTTTATCGAATATGTGCTTGGTTGGCGAGGACCGTCTGGACAAAAGGCTGATAAAGGAACAATAGTACATAAAGTTCTTGAAATTTTAGCTGTTATTAAAAAAGCCGAACAAGATAACCAATCAAACATCAATGATGATATAGCGGGCTTAATAGATATCAACAATTATGATCTAGAAAAAATCATAGATGTAGTCTATAATCATTATTCGGTATCTGCCAAACACCATAAATGGAGCCCTAAAGACAAAAAAGACTGTACAGAATGGGTGTACAAGGCAATCAAATTCAATAATGGTATGTTTGATCCCAGAAATAGGAAAATTCTTGAGCCGGAGCAACACTTCGACTTTACTATAAATAAAGCGTGGTCTGAATACTCTTTTAAAACACCAGACGGGGTCTTAACGGGTAATCTGGCGCTAAAAGGAACAATCGACTTAATAACTCTTGTTAATGATAATACTATTGAAATAATCGATTGGAAAACTGGAAGAAGATTAGATTGGGCTACAGGACAAGAAAAGACTCAAGAAAAATTAGAAAATGATCCACAATTGAGAATATACCATTATGCTATTAGCCAATTATATCCTCATATAGATCATATTATATTTTCCATCTATTTCATTAATGATGGTGGTCCATTCTCTATATGTTTTGATAAGAGTGATCTTCAAAAAACAGAAGATATGTTAAGACAAAAATTTGAGATTATCAAGTCGGTTAAAAAGCCAAAATTGCATAAAAGTTGGATGTGTAATAAATTGTGCCATTTTGGAAAAACTAACTTTTCTGATTCTAGCATTTTACCAATACTAGAATACAGAGATAATCAAACGTGCAAGCAGGGCGAATTTATGACCAAATGCGAACAAATCAAACATGATTTAGAGTTGCATGGGATTGATTCTGTGGTACAATCATATAAACATCCAAATCATTCGTTTGGAAAATATAAAGCTCCAGGAAGCATAGAAGGAGAATAAATGATGGACGTGATTAAGGAATATATCCCTTTACACGTCCATTCCTAAGTGACTCATTATTCACTTTTGGATGGACTCAGTAAACCAGAACAAATAGCTAAAAGATGCCAAAAAATTGGATCTAAAGTTTGTGCAATCACAGATCACGGAACAATATCTGGTGCTGTACAATTTTATTCTTCCATGAAGAAGAATGGTATAAAACCAATATTAGGATGTGAATTGTATATATCCAATAATGATTGTACAGTCAAAACTCCAGAAAATTCTAAATTAAGTCATTTTATAGTTTTGGCTAAAAACTATCATGGATGGAAATCTTTAATAAAAATTATTTCAAAGTCTAATAGTCCTGATATTTTTTATCACAAACCAAGAATAGATATAGATACTCTATTGCCGTATTTAGATGGTAATATTATTGGCTTTGCTGGTCATCTTGGATCGTTAGTAGCAAATAGTATAAAGAATAATGACTCCAACGCAACTATTAATCTTATTCAAAAACTCAAAGCTGGATTTGGAGAAAATAATTTTTTTCTTGAAGCACAACTAATCGATCAAGAACAAAATAAGGACCAGATAGAACTTACTCAAGAAATTAGAAGATTGGCTAAAATAACCAATACTAAAATAATAGCAACTCCTGATGCTCATTATTGTGAGTCTGATGATGCTGTTGATCAAAGAATTCTCTTGTGTAATAATTTAAAGACAACGTTAACAGACATTAACAGAAAACTAATTTCTGATGAAGAGACTCCAATGTCTTGTTTCTTTAAATCCGACAAATATCATATTCCTTCATTTGAAGAAATGACACAAATACATAATCAAGACGAATTAGAACAAACCATAGAATTAGCATCTATGTGTGAAGATTATGACATTACAAATAAACCAATGTTGCCTTTGTTTAAGTGTCCGAACGATGATAATCCGGATGAATATCTGAGACAATTATGTAGAAATGGCTGGAAAGAAAAGATTGCAAATATTATAGAACAAGATAAACAAGAAGAGTATGTCAATAGGATCAAATACGAACTATCTGTTTTACAGGGTGCTGGTCTGTCTAGCTACTTTTTAATAGTGCAGGATATAGTTAACTACGTGGCCTCTAATGGTTGGCTTCCTGGGCCTGGAAGAGGTAGTG